ACCTAGTCCCATTTGGTGATGTCAATATCAGCTTACTGCTGCTAATCTCAACGTCAGCGTTAGTCTTTCGATTCAGTCGGTCAGCGTTCTCCAGCAGGAAGTTACGCTGCGCCTCCATCACTGGCGTATAGACTTGAGGTGGGTGCGGTACGTTGAGAGACATCAGCGTTTCCCGGCTGGCACCGCATCTAGGCGCATCACCCCAACCCGCCAATCACTCAAAGTATCGGCTGTTACCTTCATCTTGACCTGGCGTCCACTGAAACGTGCGTCGGTTGGGTTGGCGCTGGTGAAGGGTCCATAAGTCGTCTCAGTGTCCGTTGGATAAAAACGGCTGCTGAAGCTGATGTTGACATCCCCAAGGTTGGATTCGTCCGGTATCACCTTGCGAACCTGCATGATCTGCTCGCCATTGCCAATCTCCACCGGGCCTGACTCAGCGTAAATTGTCTGTGAGTCATAGGCAAAGCCCACTTCATGCTCGTAAATGTAACCGTCAGCACTGACCATGAGAGGGTTGTTGAAGACGCCCTTGTCAACCCCAGCCAAACGCGCCAAGGTGCCTATTGACCAATGATTCTCACGGTAGTTATAGATGACGTAGGAGTCATTCTCGATGCTGGCGCTGCTGGTGTAGAACCACCATATCTCACCGAACTTGGAGTTATGCACAGCGTAGACCTTGCTGGCCTGCTCCAAGTTGATATTGCTGAACACATAGTCGCCAACGTCAGAAGGTAGTGGCTTGACGTAACCGTCGTAAATCCAGAAACCTGAACGTGACATCCAGATGGCTGCTGTATCAATAGCCGCTACAGCCTGTGGTCCAATCAAGCCGCAACCAGAGCCAGCCTTCTCAAAGCTGAACACGAACGGCTGACCAATGTAGCTGCTGGTGTGGACATCAACGTCAGTGAATATCAGGTTGACGCCTCGCACCCGCTTACCCGCCAAGATGGAGCCGACAGTGGTCAGCTCAAAGCTGCCTGCTTGGTTATTGGCGGCTGGTGACCAGGTGGTGTTGTCCTCCTGATCACACCAAGCCACAAGCCGAGGATTACCGCTGGCACCCAAGGCGAACATGAAACGCTCAGAGGTGGTCATCACCGCCGCGCAACTGGTGGGTGCATTGACAATTGCCACTGCCTTCGTTGGCGTTGTGAATCCTAGCTGCCACTCAAGCAATTGACCATCGCTGTTGCAGCATCCGACCCAATACTCACCCCAAGTGTCCATTGACCAAGTAGCAGCGTTGATGATTGCGCCAGTGTCTGGCCTAGCCACACCATAGGCAAATGCACCATAGTTTCCGTAGCCATAGCCAACTAGCAATGACGCATCGGCTGCACCAGGTGTGAATATGGTTGGGGTTATTTCCTTCAGCGTCCCAGCTTGGTTCATCACATACAGCTTGGTGTTGGTGCCAGCCACAATCCACCGGGTTGAGCTGTTGTCACGCCAATTGATAATGCCTCGGCAGGTGCCTGACATCTGTCCATTAGCCCTCTTGCGCCAGCCGCCAACTGGCCTGAGTGTGTTCTCAAACCACCGAACCAAGTTAGCGCCGAACCACCGACCCATTGATTGGTATTCAGTGCCGTTACGGTAAACGCCTGCTGGTATCTTGAGTGGCATCAGCATATTGATCTTTCAGACAAACTGTCTAGTACCTTGCTTGTCGATAATTAGAGCCTGACCCCTTGGCTTTTCAGCAATGCTGATGTGAGTCCAAGAATCATATTCACGGATAATTTGGTCAAAGGGAAGTTTAGCCGAAATCAACGCCCTCACCACAGCGTCTGGCGTCATCCCAGGCACCCTAAAGTCACAGGCCAAGCCTTGCCTATGCTGCGAGGTGTCCTTGCTGCCTACGGCATCATTCACAGCCTTGCTGCGGAAAGCTGAGTTGATCATCACAGGCTTGCCGCCAAGTGCTGTTTTCATCGTCTCCAAGAACTCAGCCAGCCGCTGAAGGTTTGCCAGCTCCTGTGCGTTAGGCGTGTTGTCCAGGCTACGGTGGTCGGTGCAGGTCAACTCAGCAAGTGTGAAGTGTGGTGTCATTTGTTCCTCGCTGATATTGCTTTGGCCTTGGCCTTGGCGTCTGCCTTAGAGCTAGCACCCCAAGCATTGAGACTCAGCAGCAGCCGGGTGGGTTTACCGTCCTTGTACTCTGGACCATCGTTGCCGCCCATTCGAGCCAGGAAACTGGCTCGTCTTGGGTTGTCACCAGACTTGACGGGTGGCTTGATGTTTTGCCCAGCCGCCTTCAGACTCGCCCGTCCAGCAGCATTCAACCCACCCTTGGGGTTTTGTCCTTCCTTACGCTGCCAAGCTGGAGTCTTCATTTCTTTTTGGCTGTCTTGGCTGCTTGCTTAAAGTCCTTGGCGCTAGGCGCTGCCTTGCTGCCGACCTTGTTCATCTTTTCCTTGGAGCCAGCCTTGATTCGTTCTTGCTTGGCGTGGATGTTTGCGTAGAGTCCAGGTTTCATAGTCACTTCCTTGAGAGTAAATCTGTCTTGGCTTGGCTCCCGGCGCTGGAGCCAAAGTAGTAAGCAATGATGCCAGTCCAAGCTGTGCCGAGTGACCCCAGCATCATCAGGATGGCGGGGTTGTTGGAGTCGATTTGGTTGAAGAACATCATCACCATGATAGAGAAGAATCCAAGTGTCACGGCACCAGCAAGTATTGGCGGCATCATGGACCTGGTGGCTGACTGCATATCCCTTGCGGATTTCCTGTCCTCCACCTCCAGCTTCTCAAAGTTGAGGCCAAGCTCCTGCGCTTGCTTTTGCAGTTCAATCTCAGCAATCTTCACCATTGCAATCTGGTCTGCAGTCAGCTTGTTGCTGCTGATCATGTCTCCCACCTTCTCGGGGTCAACGCCAATGGCCTTGCTGATGGCAGATACCGCCATACCAGCCAATGGTCCACCAAGTGCAGTGGCAATCGTTGGTGCAATTTGTTTGAGCCAGTCCATTACTTCTTCTCCAACTTGGTGTTGATCACGGCAATCTCTTGTCTGTTGTGCATGATGTCATCTCGGTTCTTTTGGATTTCTTTTTCCAAGTCCTGTCTCAGTTTTTCCCTTGCCAGTTCGGCGCCACTGTTGCTGGCTTGCTTGTTGTCACTGGTTACCACCAAGCTGATCTTGCTATTGAGAATAGTCACTTCATGGCTGAGATTTGACAGAGCCGACATCAGATACACAACGCAGCTAAACAGCAGTGGCAGTATTGCAAATGTGGCCTTTTCAATCAATGCGCCTTTATCGTCCGTCATGTGTCCCCCACAAGTTGCCACGTAAGCCACGCGGTTAAACCAATCACTACAGCCACCAATGCAGCCCACAGGCCAAAGGTCAGGATGTCGTTTATCTCTTTAGCCCTAAGTGCCTTGGCCTGAGCCTTCTCTGCTTCTGCCTTTTTGCGTTCGGCCACCATTCGGTTGCGCTCCAGCATCAGTGCGTTCCACACGTCGTCATTGCCCGACCAGATCAGCATCTGCTTCAGCTCGTTTTCTGCGTCTTGGAGCTGCTTGAGTTGCATCACCGTCTCAAACGCCACTGCCGTATCGCTCTTGCCAAAGCCTTTCGGCTTCTTCTTCACAGACTCCTTGGCGATAACGTCCTTCGCCTCGAAGAACTTCATCAGGTCACCGCTGATGCCATTGATGTCCTTGCCCATCTTGATGGCGGCCTGCACTCCTTTTATGGCTCCTTGAGCTACAGCAAATGCGGTTAGCGGATCAATCATTTGTCCCGCCTGTTCCACATCTCAAACAGCGTTTTGATCTTGTCCTCCAAGACAGCTACCCGCAGGTCTAGCTTTGCCAAGACAATGATCAAGGTGATCAGCGCCAGCAGGATCGGCCATGCTTTGGACAGGACTTCAAAGAAATCCACTTCATCTGCCCAGCGTCAGAGATGCGTAAACGATGGCTGACATGGAGACGATCAAGACGCCAGTGGTCTTCATGATCACGCCCTCAAGCCGCTTGAGCCGAGCATTGATCTGTGCATACCTCTCAGCACAAACGGCCTCATGGCTCGTAAACCGGATGTCTAACTCGCTCATGTCAGCGCCTGTATCTTGGCTGTAAGGGCTGTGAGTTCAGCCATCAGTTGTTCTTTGGTTGTTGCAGCAGGGGGCGCCTCTTCAACAGGCACTGGTCGATTGTCAACAAACTCACCGTCGACATAATCCCACCCAATGCCACCAGCAGTAGCCTCAACCAGTCCCGGCATAAAGTCCAAACTGTCAACAACAATTGTGTTACTGACTTTGCCATCAGTGATTACGTGTGCTCTCATCATGCGATCCCAAAAATGTTAATTTGACCACCGCCGCCATTACCACCAGTGCCACCACCACTCGGATAGGGTTGTCCTCCACCACCACCACCGCCGCCGCCACCGGGCGTAGCGCCTGCGCCGCCATTAAACCCTGATCCAACCAGCGCCCCAGCGCCGCCACCACCACCACCGCCAGAGCCAGACGCAAGCACCACTCCAGCAGCACCAGCAGAGCCGACACCAGCAGCAGCGCCGCCACCCATGCCAGTTCCTGCGACAAAAGCATTACTAGCAAACAACTGATACCCCACACCACCACCATCACCAGCAAGCCGCAGAACATTTGCATTACTTGCACCACCGCCTTGACCGCCCCCAGTTGCGCCAGTTAATGATCTGCCGCCAGAAAAAGAATCCCCACTTGAAGCGTCTTGTTCGCCACCACCACCGCTCCCACCATGTTCTGAACATCCAACGTCTTGAAGTAGAGCGCCAGTAGTGGCCGTGTTAGACGCGGCCTGACCTTTCCCACCAGCAAAACCAAACGATCCGCTGCTGTTTCTTTTTAATGTTGGTGTTAAATTTAAATCATAAAAAAGTAAATAATTAGGCGGGCCTCCGGTTGTATTACTGGCACTACCTAACGAACCACCACCACCACCAGCATTATTCAAAGCATTTTGATTGCTGTCGCCACCATAAGCACTCATATACCCAACAAGCGTAGTAGTTCCACCCGTAGCATTGCCAAATTGTCCACTTGTTTGTCCAGTTCCACCCGCCCCGATAGTTGCGGTAATAGAAGTCCCTGCCGCTGGTGCAATAATATTTCCAAAATTTTGACCGCCAGCGCCACCAGCACCGCCACCGTTTCGAGTCACACCTGACGACTGCGCCGCGCCTCCATTCCCACCAGCACCACCGCCCCACATACGCACGCCAAATTGTTTATAACCGGGTGGCGTAATAAAGGTTGTTGACGATGTAATCGTCGCAAGAAACGGCGACAAAACCACAGAGAAAAACGCCGTCCCCGTGCATTGCACAAGCCGACACTCGCCGGGGTACATGGCATAGCTAGTCAATCCGTCAATCTGTTCAGACGCATTTGGGTCAAGGGTAACCACACCCGTCCCGCTGTTGCGGATGTAGCAGAACCAGCCGCTGCCCAGCGTTGCCGCCGCCGTGAACGTCTGGCTGAAGGTGCCGCTGGTAATGTCAATCAGTGTGCTTACATCAGCAGTACCAAGAATGGTGTTTGAGGTTCTTGCAGAACGCACAACCGTTGGGCTTGAGGAAATCGTTGTCCAAGTAGGCAAGCCAGACCCTGCACTTGTCAGCACTTGCCCGTTAGTGCCAGCCGCACCAGCAAGGGTCAATGCTGTGGTTAAGTTAGCTGATGCAATAGTTGGCGCTGTCAGAGTCTTGTTGGTCAGCGTGTCGGTTGTTGCTCGACCCACTAGGGTGTCGGTGCTGGTCGGCAGCGTCAATGTGCCAGTGTTGCTGATGGTTGCAATGACGGGTGCTGTCAGGGTCTTGTTTGTTAGCGTCTGGGTGCCTGTCAATGTTGCGATTCCAGCGGCTGCAAAAGTAGACGCGCCTGTACCGCCATTGGCTACTGCCAGCGTACCTGCCAAGGTAATGGTGCCAGAGCCAGTGATAGGACCACCCGAGGTGGTCAAGCCTGTAGTGCCACCGGAGACATCCACGCTGGTGACTGAACCAGCGCCTGGACCAGAGAAGGCAACGGTAATGGCACCGCTGCCATTGGTAATGGTCACACCAGAGCCAGCAGTCAGTGTTGCGGGTGTCAACGTGTTGCCTGTGCTGTTGCCAATGAGCAGTTGACCGTTGGTGAAGCTGGTCTGGCCTGTACCGCCATTGCCGATACCCAATGTGCCTGTGATGTCGGCAGTTGAGACTGTGACTGCATCCCAGTTTGCGTTGGTGCCATCGGACTGCAAATACTTGTTGGCGGCAGATGTCTGTGACGGCAGCAGGTTGTTCAGTGCTGCGGCTGCTGTTGACGCGCCTGTGCCACCGTCAGCCACCGCCAAGTCGGTAATGCCTGTGATGCTGCCGCCAGTGATAGTTGCAGAACTTGATGTGATTGGGCCTGTCACGCCGCCTGGTGCGCCAACTGCACCTGTCAGGGTGGAGATGCCAGTTACCGCCAGTGTGGTGCTGGCTGTGATGGCTTTCGCCGCCAGTGTGGTGTTGTTAACAGTGGCAGTGCCAGTGGCAGCACCAATGTTCACGGCTGTGGCAGCGCCAGCCAGGTTGACTGTGGTTGCCGTAGCATTGACCAAGGCAAAGGTGGTGGATGGCGTTGTGAGGCTGGTGGTGACTGCTGGTGATGTCAGGTTGGTGGTGCCTGTGGCAGTCAGCGTCCCGGCAACTGCCAGCGTCTTGCCAGCGCCAACATTCAGTCCAACTGATGTGCCTGTGCCAGCCGCTGCAAACAGTGCATCCACCAGGTCAAGGTTAGAGTTGCCCTTAGTACCCCATGTGTCGGTGCTGGCACCAACTTCTGGCTTGGTCAGTAAGAGGTTTGTGGTGGTGGTATCTGCCATGATTTATCCTAGTGTTCTTGCGCGAGCAAGCATAGTTCCTGCCTGATTGGACCTGTTGTCAGCAAGGCGTAGGTCATCAATGCCCTTGGTGTACAGCGCCACCCATACAGGTATGCGCTCGTCATTCTGCAAGTAAGGTGCAGCTTGCAGCAGTGATCCGTACAGGTAGATGTCTGGTGCCTGAGTCAACAGCCAGTTGGTTGTGTTGCTGACGCTCAACTTGGCGAGCTTGGCGTAGTAGTCAATCTCGTAGGCGTAGGTGCTGTCAGGCACTGGAAGAACACGAAAATTGCTGCCTATGATGGCGTAGAAGAGTGGCTTGCCAGCAGACAGGTAAGTAGTGTTTTGCAACTGGTCCAGGCTGTTGAGTGTCTCAAACTGGAGTGGTGTGATGGGGTTGGTTCCCGTCAGCTTCAGCGTCAACCCGTCCAAGAAGTCTGTCGGAAGTGCGCTGTACTCAGCGGTGATGTTTCCCGTCCCGCGAGTCAGCATATTCCTGTTTCGCAGGACGCGCTCAATCTGTGACTCAGCTAGGGTCACAAAATCAGCAATTGCCGCTGTCAGGTCTGATCTATTGAGCCAATCCGCAACTGATGTCTTCAGCTCGGCGTAGGTAGAGAGTGCCATTTATGCCTCCTGCAAGTCTTTGACCACCCATGTGTGCTCATGTCGGAATTCAAAGGTGCCTACATGACCTATTTCCCGAGAGACATCGTGATCAATGTAGATTTTATACCCAATCTCTTTAGCCTTCAGGCAGAAGAAGACATCCTCACCCACGTAGCCACGCTTGTCATTTCTCCAAGGCGTCTCAAACCAAGGCTCGGACATCTTCTTGAAGACGTCTGCCTTGATCAGCATAACGCCCATGCCAATGGTGTCCACCTCCTGCAGACCGTGGTCATCCAAGGTGCTGTAGATTAGCTTGTTGCCAACCTTGGCAGTTGGGCCTGTCGGCATCCTGCGCCTGGCGCAGTTGGTTGCCACGATGTCAAGGTCATGCGCCATCAGCCGCTGGATCATGTCCTGCGGGAAGGTCATGTCAGAGTCAATAAACAGGATGTGGCTGCAACCCTCGCGCATCGCGTCCAGCGCCAGCTCTGCCCTCTGATTCTGTATCAGCGTACCCTGCATGATTTTCAGGTCAATGCGGTCATCGGTGTTGCAGGCGTGATAGGCCACCATGTTTACCAAGCAATAGGCGTACTGGGTGTGAACCATGTCACGCGCTGGAGTGCAAACCGCAATAATTGTCATACTTGTCCTGGTCGTGTTCTAAAGAATCTGTTGTCGGGGTCATTGAGCCAGCGTTTCATGTAAGCCTGATCTGTGATCTTGCCGCTGGACTGCAATTCGTAATAGATGTTGAGTGGAATGCTTGCCACCTTGTGCCACTCGCCTGTCCAGTTGGCCTTGTTGTCGGTAGCGTTGAACTGGTCCTTGTTCTCTTCCACCACATTGGAGACAT